TTAATTTGAGTCTTGGCCTGTTGTGTCATTTGATTTCTTTTTATCAAAGATAGATTCTATAACTGTTAATCCTAAGCCTCCCCCTGCTAAAATTAGCAAGCCATCGAACATGTATTCAGGAGTTTTATACTCAGTGAACGTGCCGATATAAGAAAGATTAATGCATACTACTAATGCTAATATAGATGCTACTCTTTTTGAGCTTGCATCCCCTTCATTACTAAATATGCTTTTAAGCCATTTCATCTCTTCTTGCGCATCTTGTAGATGGTGAAGATGGATGCTACAGCTGATAGCAATAAACAAAATATCTTAAGTGCAAACTCTACGTCTAACATCCATGCAGGCACAGATAAAAGAATACTGCTAACTGTACCGGTTACTCCTTCCGCTATCTGCTGCTGATTATTGCTCATAATTCGTGTAGTAGTGTATAGGTAAAAGATTTCTTACCTGATTTAATGCAGGCCTGTATAAGCTCTTTAAATTGAGCTCCATTATTTAACACTTGGCATCCAGCACTCCACTTATCTATATTCTTAGATTCAGTAGATTCATTAGCTCTATGGATGTTAATTCCAAATAGGCCCGTATCCTCTTTGCCCTGCTCCTCAGCAATGCTATCCTTATCAGCATCTCTAAACACTGTTACCTTTTTAGACTGCTTTAATGCAGTGTATTTGCCCTGATGCAAGCCAATAACATAAGTGTCGACATATTGTCCTACCTTAAGTACAGCTGTGCCTAAGTTATTCATAGGTGAGTTGAGCCAAAATGTACCTGGATTAGTCGTACCGGTGTACCATTGCACCTGATCACCTTGCACCAATCCTATTAAATCATCAAATTTATTAGGCTCATTTGCTTTAGACCTGATACCTACCACGTGAATAGTAGGCCATTTGTAGCCAAGCTCTGTAAATTGAGCCTTAAGCTCTTCTGCTGTTGGTGCTTTCATTTCTTAGTTCTTTATCTCGTTTAGTCAAATAAACTTTAAGCTTTCGCTCATAGTCTTTACGTGTCTGCTGCTCCTTTGTTAGCTTCATTCTTAGTTAGTAAAGTTACGAATACTAAATCTGTTCCATGGATTTGCTGCATCATTAGCAGCTCTGCTAAATGCTATTTGGCTCTGCCTGTTAACTACTCTGATGGGTGTAATATCAGGTGAAGTATTATTGCTATATTCAGGATAGTCTGAGTTGTTTGCACAAAGATAATCTACTAATCTTTGCGTATAGTAGTTAGCGTTCTCACGTGCCATATCTCTTAAGCTTGATAGCTCGCTTTGAGAGATAGCTGTAGTGTTCTCAGATTGGCGAGTAACTAAATTACCGTTATCATGCTTATACATCAGCATTGGATAAAGCTCTACCATAGTCCACCATGCAGTAGGCTTAACTATGTATTCATTTAGCAAAGTCTCATAGACTCCTGCTAACGTGCCGTTCTCTATCTCAGATTTAATCTTGTTAGTTAGGTTAGTGCCGAGCCATAAAGTAATATACTTATCCTGTGCTAAATAAATAGCAGGGCGAATTAAGTTAGTATCTACAGCTTCATTCAGCTGAGTATATTTCTTTAAAAATTCCTCGTTAATGAAAAGTATTTCGGGTGCTATTGCCATTGTGTTTTAGTATTAATTTGTTCCTGGGTATCTGCCGTTATTTGGCAAGTCATAAGGCTTAGTATTAGCTGTAGCAAAGCCCTTAGCTATATCTTTCAAAGGCATGCCTGCACGTATTGCTTTAGATACTGAGATTTCATCAGATGACTCTAAGCCGTTATCTTTTACAAAGCGCCCCTTCTCTCTCTTACGGAAATAAACTCTGCGCTCGAAAAAATGTTTACAGTTGACTCCGCCCTTAAATAACCATACGCTGAACGTATTGCCATTGTGGCCCATGTTAGGATTTAACTCGTTAGTGTCAGGCTCCATGGCTTGCAAATCTTCGTAACGATAAACAAAGCCATTACGTGCAGCGCTTACCATTTGTCTACAGAATCTTCTGCTATCAGCGCTTAGATTCTTTGAGTATGCGTAGCGTATCTTGTATAATCCGCTATCCATTTCAGATGGCTTATCAGGATCAGAATAGCTTCTAACTGAGGCTAAGTTAACAGGCTCAGCTTCGATAAGCTCCCACTCATCTTCGTCTACTATCTCGCCCTTATCTTCTAAGAATTCACACCACCATGCCTCATCTTCATCTGTAAAGATTGGAGGCTTCTCTTGTGGATCGCTTAAATTAATCTTTTTTTTTTCTTCAGAAAGTTGAGCAGTTGCAGATTGTGCAACAGCTGGAGCAGCAATTTCATCCCCGAAAATATCATTAGACTCAATAGATATATCAGCCACAATGCCCATACCTTTAAATATTTCCTCAAGACTATCTGTAACGATTTGTTGGTAAGGCTCAATAATATTCTTATTAAAGATGCGATATGCATTTTTCATCTCATCAGCATTGCTACCTAATCCTCCTGCATCTCTAATACCAAATAATAGAGGTGAGGTAACGCGGTGAGCTGCTAAGATATTCTCTCTTGACTGCACGCTAAGTTCCTGCCATTGCTTATCTGCATCAGTCATATTCACAATATCCAAACGAGGTGCCCTATCTGCTGATTCATTAAATGTGAATACTACTTTACCTGCCTTTTTAGCACCTACCATAGTTTCCCAATTTCTACGGATAGCCATTTGCTCCTCAGGATCAGGAATGCCATTGTTAAAATGCAGCATGTAAGAAGGTGCCATACCATTGCTTAAGAAAGCTCGGTAGAATTCGCTGATTTCTCTTGTAATTTCTATGTAATTGATAGCGCTATAGTAATCAGGCTTAGGATAGTAAGCGCTGCCGGGTGTCATTATCCCCACAAATAGCACTTGAGAAGGCTCATCTGCTTTTGTAGTTGGGTTATACATCGGAATAAATACAGGCGCATTCTTCTTTTTGCGCATATCATTCCAATCTTTGCTATAATAAACACCAGGTATAACATCTTCATCATTAGCGACAGCCAAACGAACATTCTCATAGGGCAAATGATTAATCTTAGCTACAGTTGTTCTATCTACGCTCCAAATAATTTCTAAATAGTAACCCCCTTGCATCTTAGCATCTAACGTAATAGGCCTTCTAATTGCATTTAATTTCAATCGGTCTATCTCACGCTGTGCAGCGGGATTAGTGCTCTTAAATTCCTTCCCTGCTATCATGAAAGCTATGCTCATGGTAAGTGCTGAGTGCACTGGTGAGCTGTAGTATAAATCAATAAGATAGTTGCTAAATAAATTAGCCTCGCCTAAAGTTACCCATCCCTTAGGAGTCTCTTTTTCAGTAGCCTCTTGAGGCATTGCTGCGCCAAGATTAACTAACATGGGTGCTGCGTGTTGTATCTTATCCATTGTAGGCTATATCTGAATCTATGGTTAGGTTTGGCTCTGTGAAACGTGGGGTAGTAATATCTTCAACAATTAAATACCCTTTCTCAATTACTCCCTCTACTACCGCATTGGTAGGATCTAAGTTAGTGCTGCTATTTTGCCCGTAAACTATGTAGCTGAATCTAGCTGGATAGTTAATTAATAGGCTTGCAGCTAATGGTGTGTTGGCATTTGTGCCGATTTGAATGGTAGTGTACCTATCATTCTGTGCTATCTGAGTAGGGATAGCGTAAAGCTTCTCAAGTGTCTGCTCGTTAGTTAATTCTAACAAGTAATGTGTATAGGTATTAGCAAGCAAAAGCTCCCCTTCCTTTAGTGTAAGGTAGAGGAGCTGTGCTGCTGTATTTTTAAGTAAGTAAATCATGCTTTAAATATAGCACAATTTACTTTACAATGTAGCTTGAACTACAGTAACTGTAGCAAAGTCTTGGAATGGAGTATCTCCAGCATCCTGATCTAACAAGTATGCTTTATCTTTCTCTTCGCCAGTAAAGGTAATAGTGTAACCACTCATATCTCCTTTAGCAGTTCCTGAAGCTGTAGTAAAGGCTGTAACCTCTACTCCATCTTTGTAACCACACATCCAAATATTATCATTATTGTCTTGTACAAAAAGTACATTGCGACCTTTAGATATATTCTGAAGTTGAAGTGAACGTGCAGCAGTCATGCCATGGAACATAGCCACAACAGTTTGTGTATAATATACAGTGCCATTCTCGATGCTGATAGCAGCCTCTTCGGTGAATGATCCTGTGTGCTTAGGTAGCTCAAATTCGTAAACGCTTCCTGTATTAAGAGCAGTAACTAAGTTAGTTCCTCCGTTAATAGTAGCAGTGTTCGCGAATGTAACGTAATCTCCTAAGTAGATAGCTTTGATGCCACCTATCGCCTCTTTACATGCGATTAAAATTCCTGCGGTAGTTAAACAGCTCATAGTTATTTTTTATTAATTAGTTAAATATTCTTTGCAAAGAATGGGCAGCTGCTAATAGCTAACCCACTCTTTTAACAAAGGAGTATTATTTAGTTATCAAATCCAATAACGATGTCTCCAAGTACAGCGTACTGAACACCAGCTCTGAATCTCATAGCCATTCTCACGTTATCAGAAGCATCTGTGAAGCTCATATCTACTACTTTCACCTCGTTGAAATCTGAAGTCAAATCAGTTCCGAAGTTTAAGTTAGCTACAGTAGCTAAGATAACTACTGAGTCAGAGATACCTGGACATACATACACATCATACCCGTTGAAGGTCAATGGGAACTGAGCAGTACCTTGGAAAGTTTGCAAGTAACCTGAAGTAGCCAAAGCTTGACGGTATAACTGTGCAGTCTTACGGTTAACGTAGATCTTAAGGTCAGGGCTACCTACTAAACTTGCAGGTAAAGCATCTGTACATAACTGAAGCTTAGCGATTACGTTAGTA